CGGGGCTTTCCGTGTGGTCCATGACAAGGACGCCGAGGACGCCCAGTTGCTGGAATGGGGCGTTGAACCGGAGGTGGAGGTGATCGATCTTCCGCCGCTCCCGCTGAAGCCGGCTGCTGCTGATGCTCCGAAGGTTGCCGCCAAGCGTATCGGCCGCCAGAAGAAGCCCGCATGAGCACCGCGCGCGATCTCATCACGCTGGCGCTGAAGGACGCCGGTATCGTCGGTGTCGGCCAGACGGCCAATGCCGAGGATATCAACGACGGCCTGACACGTCTCAACGCGATGGTCGCGCAATGGTCGCGCCGCCGGTGGCTCGTCTATCACCTCGTTGACGTGGTGTTTCAGGCGACCGGCGCGCTGTCCTACTCGATCGGCATTGGTGGGGATGTGAATATCCAGCGTCCCGACCAGATAGAGTCCGGGTTCTTTCGCCAGAATGTCGGCGTACCCGGTAATCAGGTGGATTACCCGCTGATCCAGATCCCGGCCAAGGAAAACTACAACCTGATCGCCCTCAAGGCGATGCAGTCCTTCCCGCAGTATTTCTTCTATGACAGCGGGTGGCCGCTCGGGAACGTGTTCATCTGGCCGGTCCCGACCAACCTCTATGAAATCCACCTGTCGCTGAAGGCCACGCTCCAGCAGATCGCCAACCTGTCGGATGACATCGATTTTCCGCCGGAATACGAGGAAGCGCTGCGGCTCAACCTCTCGGTTCGGCTGCGTGTCGCCTACCAGTTGCCGGTTGACCCCAGCCTGAACACGCTCGCCAAGCTGGCGTTGAACACGCTGAAGAACAGCAACGCCCAGATCCCGACGCTGCAGTTGCCGGGTGATCTCGTCAGGGGCAACCGGCCCTATAACCTCTACTCGGATTCTCAGTACTGACATGCGGCTTCCTCTCCTCGGCGGTGCCTATCAGTCGCGCAGTCTGATTGCGGCGGCGCAGAGGTGCGTGAATCTGTATCCAGAGCGGAATCCGCCGGAAAGCTCGCCGCCGGTACCCGTCACGCACTATCCGACGCCTGGTCTGCGCAAGATCTCTCAATCTCCAACCGTCGGAAAGGTGAGGGCGTCATATCGAGCGACGAACGGCGATCTCTACGAAGTGGTCAACAGTCCGTCCGGCAGCACCGTCTATTATGTCGATGACGCCCTGACGTGGACGGCGTTGGGCAACATTCCTGTCGGCGTCAATCCGGTCGTGTTTTCCGATAACGGCTTAGCTGTCGTCATCGTTGATGGAACGGCAACAAGCTATGCGATCGACATGGCCGCCAAGACATTCGGGACCATCAGCGCGACGAATTTCTATGGCGGCACCGGCGTTACCTTTCTGGACACCTACTTCATCTTCAATCGCCCCGGTACCGCTCAATTCTACATCTCTCTGTCGAATGTGACCTATGCCATGCTGATCGGGGGCACCGCATTTGATCCTCTCGATATCGCGGCAAAAACCGGATCGGCAGACAACATCGTTACGGTCGCATCCATCCACGGCGAGCTCTGGCTTATCGGGGAACTGACGGCCGAGGTGTGGGCAAACAGCGGAGCAGCCGATTTCACGTTCCAGCGCATCCCCGGTGCTTTCGTCGACCATGGTTGCGCTGCTCCATATTCGTTGTCGCAGATGGATGTCTCGCTGTTCTGGCTGGTGAAGGACAGGCAGGGCCGCGCGGTCATCATCAGGACCGACGGTTATGGCGTCGTGCGGATATCCACGCATGCGATCGAGCAGGATATCCAGAGCTATGACGTCATTGATGATGCGATCGGCTACTGCCACCAGATCGATGGTCATGCTTTCTACGTCCTGACATTCCCGGATGCCGACAAGACATGGGCTTATGAACTGGCAACCGGGCAATGGCACGAGCGGGCCTCGATCGATGGCAATGGCAACCTTGTGCGTCATCGCGGCAACTGCTTCTCCTCCGCCTACGACCTTGAGATTGTCGGCGATTACCAGAACGGTGCGCTCTACACCTACGATCAGGATTATTACTTCGATGGCACGGTCCCGATCCGGCGCATCCGCACGTTCCCGCACATCGTCAACGACGGCAAGCGCGTCTCCTACGCCAGCTTCATCGCCGATATCGAGGTCGGCCAGACAGGCGGGGTGCTCACGAACGATCCGTGGCTCGTCTCGCTGCGCTGGAGCGACACGCGAGGAGCCAGTTACGGCAACCCTGTCATCCAGACGATGGGGGCCGGCGGGGAGCTTTACGTCTCGCCTCAATGGCAGCGGCTCGGCATGGCGCGCGACCGGGTATTTGAAATCTCGTGGTCCGCTCCTGTGCGCACGGCCCTGCAGTCAGCCTTCATCGACGTAAGGCCTGCCAGGACATGACGCCGATCGTTCCGAACTCGAACATGCCGATCGCCGATGGCAAGGGGATGGTGACGCAGATCTGGCAACGGTTCTTTGCGTCCCTCACAGCCTCGGCAGCAAGCGTTTCGTCTGTCCCGGTCTCGGCATCCCCGACAAGCTTCACGGCCTCTGAGCGAGGCACTGTGGCGGTTTCTGCCGGTACATTGACATCTGTGACCCTGACGCGAGCCGGAACTGCCGTTTCGCTCGGGGGATCGAGGACTATCCCGGTTTCTCCGGGGGACATTGTGACCGTTTCCTATTCCGTCGCCCCGACGATGAGTTTCATCCCTAACTGAGAGATCATATGCGTCATTTTCAGCAGCTCGCGGCCGGCATCAATGTCACGCCGCTGATGAACGCTATCCAGCGCCAGCCGGAGCTTTGGGACGCCAACCCGATCCGCACGCAGCATCCGGGCACCGCCCATGCGCAGGTGTCGGACATTCTGGTGTTCTTCAATTCGCTCGACCAGATGGCGGAGGGGATCATCAACGACAAGGAAGTCATTCCGTTCCCTGCGTGGGAGAAGCTGCCGCAGCTCCGCTCGATGGTCTTTGATCTCATGCGCACGGTGGAGGGCATCCAGCTAGGCCGCGTGATCATCACCAAGCTTCCCCCCGGCAAGGAAATCACGCCCCACGTCGATCAGGGAGCGCCTGCAGAATGGTTTCACCGCTACCAGATCGCACTTCAGAGCCTACCGGGTGCGTTGTTCCACATCGGCGACGAGACGGTGAATTTCAGGACCGGTGATGTCTGGATGATTGATAACCGGACCGAGCATTCCGTCGTCAACAACAGCAGCGACGATCGAGTGGTGGTAATCGCAGATATCAGGTGCGCGTGATGATAAGCGCCCAGGTCGAGGAACTAACGGCGGAAACGCTGGAAGAGGCAAAGCCGCTGCTGCCGGCGCACTACGATGAACTGTCGGAGCACAAGCTCGCCGGCATCCCGCTTGATCCGCAATACGGCCTCTATCTGGCGCGTGCTGCAGCCGGACAGGTGCTTTATGTGACGTTACGCGAGGAAGGCCGGTTGATCGGCTATCTCGTGTCCTTCGTGGCGCCCGGTATGCATTACCAGAGTTGCCTGACGGCGACCGGCGACATCTTCTTCGTCTACCCGACCAGACGCGGCCTTGAGGGCGGCAAGACGTTGTTCTCGGCATGGCTGAAGGAATGCAGGCGCCGCGGAATCCAGTTGGCCCAGATCGGCATGAAATCGAGACACGCCAAGTATGTTCGGCCGATCCTTGAAGAGCTTGGGTTCTTCGAGACGGAAATCACGTTCTGGCAGTTTTTGAACAAGGAATAGGCGCTGATGGCTAAGATTGCTATGAACGGGACCCCTTATCATTTGGGGTACTTCGAGACAGCAGAAGCGGCATCATTGGCTTATCAAGCAAAAGCACTGCAACTCGTTGGAGAGTTTGCTAATAGCGGGAGCAACTAGAGATGGTGGCCACAGCTGTTATCGGCTCGGCCGTTGTCGGGGCCGGATCATCGCTTGCCGCATCGTCGAAGCAGGCCAAGGCGACCAAGAAGGCCTCCGACGTTCAGGAGCGCATGTATCAGCAGACCCGAGAGGATTTGCTGCCATACAATGAGGCCGGCCAGTATGCCACGACGCAGTTGCGCAACCGCCTGACGGAACTGACGTCGCCGATTGTGATGGATCAGAAAACCCTCGAAAAAACACCGGGTTATCAGTTCAATCTCACGCAGGGCCTCAAGTCCGTGCAGAACAGTGCGGCGGCCCGTGGTCTCGGCTCTTCCGGTGCAGCGCTCAAGGGCGCGGCATCCTACGCAACGGGGCTGGCGGACTCGACCTTTCAGAACCAGTTCAACAACGCTAACACCAACCAGACGAACGCCTATAACCGGCTGATGGGACTTGCGGGGCTCGGCGAATCTGCCGCGGCGCAAACCGGCGCCTATGCCACGCAGACCGGGCAGTCGATCGGCAACAATCTGATCCAGGGCGGTAATGCACAGGCGGCCGGTATTAACGGCGCGGCGAACGCGCTGAACAGCGGCGTCGGAAACATGTTACAATACAATGCCTTAAAGGGCATGTATGGCGCACACTAAGGGAGACATATGATGGCTGACGGTACCGTCGATACGTCTTCCTATCCGAAGGCGAACCAGAACTCGATCGTGGAGATGCTCGGGCAGGTCCAGAACCTGCAGAATGCGCAGGAGACGAACAAGCTTCTCCAGCAGCAGCAGGTTCAGGGCCAGATCGGGATCGATCAGTCGAAGATCAATCTCGCGCACGACCAGTATGGCAAGCTCTCCAGCTTCCTCGGCTCGTTGGCGCAAGATCCGCGCATCAGCACGCCAGAGGGCCACCAGATCCTTCTGGATGCCACGCAGCAGGCGGTCAAGCAGGGATGGATCACGCCTGATATCGCCAATGTCGAAATCGCCAATATGCCGACAGACCCGGCTGCGATCCCGCAATACCTGCAGACGCTGAACACCCGCGTTCTCGACGCTCAGGGCAAATTCACGGAAATCTACGGCGCTCCGCAGATGATCACCAACGGCAGCCAGACGGTTCCCGCCTCTGTCAGCCCGATCACCGGCGTTCGGGCAATCGGCGCTCCGATCCAGCAGACGCTGACACCGCAGGATCGTGGAACGCTGGTGGAGACGACAGATGAGCAGGGGCGCACCGTCCTGCGTCCGAAGGGCAATCTTCTCTCCGCCGCCGGCATGGACCCGATGACGGCCCAGCCCCAACAGCAGCAGAACAGGCTCGTTCCTGCGCCGACGCCGGTTGAGCGCGGTCCGGCTCTTGCGCCGCCGAGCGCCAATCCCTCCGGCGGGGTAGTCACGAGCCCCCCCGCAGGCCAGGTCGAGGCGCAGACACGTACGGCTGCCGCTGGCGCCGACCAGTTCGGCCAGGACGTCGCGCGTGAACGCAATTATCAGGCGGATATCCTGCCGCTCGAAAAGGCGAGGGATGCGCTGGTTGCTCTCGGCACGACTGGGACCGGCCCCGGCACAGAACAGATCAACGAGGTCAAGTCTTTCCTCACATCCATGGGAATTATCGGCCCGGATGAGGATGTGAAGAACTTCGACGAAGCCCGGAAATATCTGGTCCAGTACGCTCGCGGCGCCGGCGACACCGGCACGAACGACAAGCTTGCGGCGGCCTTTGCCGGCAATCCTAGCCTTGGTATTTCGAACGCTGCGTCGGTGGACGTGGTCAAGACGGCGATCTCGCTTCGGCGCCTGCAGAACGCCCAGGTCCGTGCTTTCTCCGCCAGTGGCGAGAGCCCGGCCGGCTACAGCAAATGGTCGACTGAGTTCAACGCCACGCAGGACCCGGTCGCCTACGGCTTCGACATGATGGACGGTGCTCAGCGCCTGAAATACTTCAAGGGCCTCTCCGCCGAAGAAAAGAATAAGTTCCTGACATCTCTCAAGACCGCGCAGCAGTTGGGCGTCATTGCCCCACCGTCGGTCGCTCCTGCAACCCCGCAAGTCCCGAACGGAGGCTAATAGATGGCAAAGCTTCCGCGTGGCCTCAGGAATAATAACCCTGGAAATATCGAGGACGGCAAATATGCCCAGTCCCTACCGGGATATATAGGTTCTGATGGGCGCTTTGCAGTTTTCGACAGCATGGATGCTGGCGCGCACGCTATGCAGCGCCTACTTTCCGGCTACGGGCGCAAAGGACTAAAAACAGTTGAAGGGGTCATCAACCGCTGGGCTCCCCCAACTGAAAACGATACAGGAGCCTATGCCAATACTGTCGCGGCTCATCTAGGCGTAAAGGCTACCGATGACATTGATTTGAACGATCCTGCAACTCTCGCCAAGCTTTCAAGCGCAATGGCAGGAGTAGAGAATGGTCAATCTATCGCCCTTGGCTATGTGGACCCAACCACCTTGAAGGCTTCTGCTCCGGCCGCCCCCGAAACATCGGGGCAAGCTCTTGATGCTTTGGCCAATGGATCGCTTCGGGAAACCGCTCCTGAAGCTACGATCCAGAACGCCGGCTATGTCCAGCCGCCCTTCAGCGGCCAGCAGCCCCAGTTTGCCCCGCTATTCGCTCCGAGCACTCAGCCGCAGGATCAGCAGCAGGAAGAGCCGCAAGCCGCTCCTGCGCCTCCTGTGGCCCAATCCGCGCCGGGGGCAGACGACCTGCTCAAGGCGTGGGGCCTGCAGGACGATGGCTCCGCCCCGGCACCGGTTGCAACGGAGAATCCCGACGAAGCTCTGATCAAGGCATGGGGCCTTGACGAGACCGATGCTGCTCCTGCTGAAGGGTTGGCGAAAGCCGAACAATCTGCACCGGCGCAATCGTTCGGCGCGAGTGTGGGACAAGCGATCGATGACGGCATAAAAGCCGCACAGCCTGCACTGAATGCGGCTGGCGAAGCAATGTCGTTTGACAATAATCTAGTTCGCCAGACAGCAACCGGTGTCCCTATCATCGGAGGCCTTCTCAACAAGGCCAATGCAGCCACCAATGCTCTCATCGCACCCGCAATCAATCCCATGCTTTCCGATGCCAACCGGCTCAAGGGCGAAACATGGGGGGAGCGGTATGAGAACAGCCTGCGTGAGCAGAACGCTCTGGATGCCGATTTCCAGGCCGCGCATCCAGTAGTCTCGACAGGCGCACAAATCGCGGGTGGCGTAGCTTCAATGGGCGGTCTCGCGGCCAAGGTACCGGCTGTTGCAAGGATTCTTGGAGCTACCGGTAATTCCCTGGCCGCTAGAGCTGGGGCCGGGTTAGTGAGTGGTGCTGGCGTTGGCGGCGCTGATGCTGCTATTCGATCAGAGGGCGATCTCGGGAAGACCGCAACCGGTGCTGTCCTTGGGGGAGCTGTTGGAGCGGCAGCGCCTTACGTCGGAAACGCACTTGGCGCCGCTGCCAATAAATTGGCCGGTACGAATATCCCGACACGCGTTGCTGAACTGGCAAAACTCGCGAGCGAGAAATATGGAATCAACCTCGGCGCTGGCCAGCTTTCGAGCAATCCGACGATACGATTCCTTGACAGCGTTGTTAACCGGCTGCCTCTGAGCGGCGGGACGGCGTCAAAACAGGCGCAGCAGACAGCGTTCAACAAGGCTGTTGCATCCTCCTTCGGCGAAAATGCGAGCGAAATAACACCGGAAGTAATGAGCGCAGCACGCTCCAGGATCGGGAAGGTGTTCGACAGCGTCGCAGACCGCACACCAGTCATCCGGCAAGACCAAGCCTTCCTTAGTGGCGTCAAGGGCGCTCTCGACGAAGCCAAGCAGACGTTGACCAAGCCTGAGATTGGGCCTCTCGAAAAGCAGGTCGGGAACATCCTCAATAAGTTCATCGAGGGGAAGGGTTCGATTTCCGGCGAGACGTATCAGGCGCTAACCCGGAAAGGAGCCCCACTCGACCGCGCAATGCAGTCGAGCGATCCGAATATTCGCTTTTATGCCGGCAAGCTTCGGGATGAACTGGATAGCGCGCTTGAGCGTTCGGCGCTTCCTGAAGTTATTGATGATCTACGAGCCGCCCGGTCTCAGTGGAAGGCCATGAAAACAGTCGAGGATCTGGCTGAAAAATCCCCCACAGGAGACGTAAGCCCGACATTACTCCTTGGTCAGGTTCGCAATTCTTACGGGAACATGGCTTACGGCGGCAACAATGACCTCGTCGATCTTGCTCGCATCGGTCAGCAGTTCTTGAAGGAAATGCCGAGCAGCGGTACGGCCGAACGATCACACTTGATGAATCTGCTGCTCGGGGGTGCTGGAGGGGGGGGCGTCGTTAGCATGCTCGCCAATCCGGCGACAATTCCTTATGTCGCTGGGCCGGCCGTTGGCGGGGCGTTAACCGCCCGTCTCGTAGGTGCCGCCCTTAGAAGCCCGTGGCTCGGGAACAAGCTTGTCGAAGGCGCTTTGAATGCCGGCAAGAACATAGCCCCCACGACGGGGAATATGCTGCTCAGATCGGCTGGACAGGGCTCACTGCCGACGATCAACCGTTTGGCGACGCCGCGGCATTAATCGTCGCGGATATTGGGAATCCATGTCCCTTTGTTCAGTTCAACGACTTTGAAGGCCCCGAGCTTTTCGCCACACCACAGAATGGCAAAGAAAACGAAAATGCCAGCACCAAAGCCGTATCCGAACTGGGGGCTGATTCCTGTTATCATCAACCGCATAAACAGGAAGAACCCGATCATCCCGGCGGAGCAAAAGGCGACGTAAAAGATCTTGCGCATGGCGCGGGATCATAGAGCAGAATAACGAAACTCACAATGAGGCGCTCTTCGGGGCGCCTTTTCCTTTTTGGAAGGGTGAAATGGCCACGATTCTCCCGACAGGCGAGACACAGTTCCTCGACGCCAATGGCGATCCGCTGGCCGCAGGGACGGTGACGTTCTACATCCCCGGCACGACAACGCCGAAGGATACCTGGCAGAACGCTGCCCAAAGCATTCTGAACTCCAACCCTGTCACGCTCGACGCTGCCGGGCGCGCGATCATCTATGGATCCGGCGCTTATCGCCAAGTCGTGAAGGATCAGTTCGGGAACCTGATCTGGGACCAGGATACTGCCGAGCCGAACCAGGGCGCAGTTTCCTTCGGTGGAACGTCAGGCGGCACGGCGAATGCCCAGACACTGTCTGCGGCGCAATTCAGCGGCATTGACGGACAGATCATCTCGTTTGTTGCGGGAGTGACCAATACAGGCGCAACAACGATATCGGTGGGGGGAAGTTCGCCCATCCCGGTTCTGAAGAACAGCCCTGCCGGCCCGGTCGCTCTGGCCGCTGGCGACATCATTCAGGGCAACAGCTACTTCGTCCAGTATTCGACCGCTCTGTCCGCCTTCCAGCTTCTGTTGAGCGTTGCCCCGGCTATCCCGACCGGGCCGTTCCTCCGGGGCTACGTTTGGGGGAACACGCTGTCGAATAACGTGACTGACGTGGTCAACGATATCGATATTGCCGCCGGAGGGGCAGCGAGTGACGGCGCTACGCCCGTGCTGATGACACTGTCGAGTGTGCTCACCAAGCGTGCCGACGCCGGGTGGGCTGTCGGGTCTGGCAATGGCTGGCTCGACACAGGATCGATCGCCAACGGAAGCTATTTTGTTTTCATCATACAGCGCTCCGATACCGGGGTGGTAGACTCGCTTCTTTCGCTGTCTCCGACCGCACCTACGATGCCCGCGAACTATGACCGGAAGCGGCGGATCGGTGCGATAGTCAGGGCAGCCGGGGCAATCGTCCTGTTCACGCAGAACGGGGATGATTTTACGCTTACGGCTCCGGCAGCGGATCGAACCTCGATCGCTGCGGCCAGCAATATTCTCCTGCTCCTTTCGGTTCCGGTCGGCATCAAGGTGGCGCCGTGGGTAACTGACGGCATCAGCGCCAACGCAGCCAGCAATATCGCAACGTTTGTCGGAAGCGGCGATGCCACTACGGCGACCGTGCGCATGAACCAGACGTCATCTTCAGCGTCCACGACACTGACAAGAGGCATCTACACCAACGCTGCGGGCCAGATCCGTTTCAGCCAGGTGAACACCATTGGATCGGCCGCTGCACATTCATTTCAGACATTTGGCTGGACAGATGATCGCGGCCGCACGAGCTAGAGGAGCCAGATATGCCGGATATTCCTGACGACAACTGGTCCGAACGTGATGAGCGCAATGCAGAGAACGCGCCAAACGGTTTCCCCCCGGGCCTTCCTGCGCAGATCGAACTTATCGGTCAGATGCTCATGGGCGCCATCAAGCGCTTCTGGAACAAGATCAATCCGGCCTATGCGACGACAGGCACCGGAGACAATTATGTCGTAACTCCAGAAGGAAACACCGTTTTCCTTAATCTCTACGAGATCATCCGCGTCCGCATCGATCGAGCCAATACCACAGCCACGCCGACGCTCAAATTCGGGCGCACGAGCGCTCGCGTCATCGTCAAGGTATCCACAAGCGGGATTGTCCCTCTGATTGCTGGGGACCTTATTGCGGGGCAAGACCATTCGTTCTGGTACAACGGGACGAATTTCGTCCTATCCAATCCGGGAACTGTGGATTCGTCGGTGACAGTCGGTCTTCTGAAGGCATCAAACAACCTATCCGATGTTCTGAGTGCATCGACGTCTCTCTCTAACATCGGCGGCATGGCAAAATCCACATACGACCCGAACAACATCAATGCCGATGCCTTTGCTAGAGCCAACCACACAGGTACGCAAGCAATTTCCACAGTTTCTGGTCTGCAGACGGCGCTGGATGCAAAGGCTGCGCTAGGCGCCGTCAACCGCTTCACGGCAACCCAGCAATGGGCCAAGGGTGCCGATATCGCGAGTGCTGCTGCATTGCCGATCGGGACCGATGGGAACTTCTTCCACGTCACCGGCACGACCGGCATCACGAGCATTTCTACGCAACCAGCTGGAACCCAGATATGCCTGGAATTCACCGGCATCCTGACAATCACCCACAACGCGACCAATCTTATTCTCCCGAATGGAGCAAATATCACGACATATGCCGGATATTCCGCCACCTTCATTTCCGAAGGGAGCGGAAACTGGCGTCTCGTGAATGCCATTCCTCCGCCCCCGGCTGCCATGACGAGGCAAATATTCACCGCAAGCGGGACATATACACGACCCGCTGGCCTGGTCAGGGCGATCGTGACATGCGTCGGAGGGGGTGGCGGCGGTGGCTATGCACGAACATCGGCCGGCAACAGTGCCGCCGGGGCTGGCGGAGGTGCGGGTGGCTGCTCTGTTTCCCTCTTGAGTGCGGCGACCATCGGAGCATCGCAAACCGTAACGATCGGGGCTGGTGGAGCAGGTGGCATCGGATCGGGCCCCACAAGCCCTGTGGCCGGGACCGATACATCGTTTGGATCGCTGGTCATAGCCAAAGGGGGCGGGGCTGGAGGTCTTGCAGCCGCGACGGCGAGCTCGGGCGCAGCCGATGGCGGGGCTGGGGGTCTCGCATCAGCGGGAACCGGAGATGTCAGATCCAACGGATGCCCAGGAAATCACTGCGCGGTTATCACCGGATCAGCTTCTGTCGCATTCCCTGGCAACGGGGGAGCTTCCTTATACGGGGGGGCCGGCCAAGGCATATCCGACGGTACTGGCACCGCCGGGACCCTCGGGGGCGGGGGCGGTGGTGTATCGGCTACCAATGGAGCCATTCGCAACGGCGGTGCGGGTGGTTCAGGCATCGTCATCGTTGATGAGTACTATTGAACTGACTGGTTGCAATAATCAGCAATTCGGGTAAGTAAGCGTCTGGCATGTCCACACGTTTCCCGATCTTCACCATTCTACTCCTCTTGTTTTCGGGAAACGTCATGGCTGACCCTTTATACGGGCGTGAGAATCTTGCCGCGTTCTATGCCGGCCTTGTAAGCTCAGAATCCACCGGGAATCCTGTCGGCATTCATTTCGAAGGCGATAGCAAGGTTGCCGGCATTGGTGTCTCTGACGGATACCGGCTCGATCAGCTCATGATGAGAGCTGCGAACGGATACCCGATTACCACCACCTATGAAGGCCTCGGGGGTGAAAACTCCTACATATGGGCCAACGGCAAAGCCGCTTCCTTCGTCTCTCAGCACCCCACGACATCGCTTCTGATCGTCGACTTCGGGACCAATGATTTCAGGCCATACGCAACAGGCGGCGCGCAATCTCTGGCGCAGATCAAGGCGAACCATCTCGCAGCGATTGCCACCATCCGCGCCTCACGATCGCCTTCGCAGTTATCAATCCTTCTTCTCGGGCAGACGCCGGCAAATAACTGGAACCCGGATTACAACCAGACGACCGAAAATATGACCGCGGAGAACGCTGTCCTGAAGGAGGTTGCGGAGGAAACCAATTCCGCATTCTTCGATACGCTGGAGCTATTCACCCGCGCCCATGCCGAAGCAGGGTGGATGGAGCAGCTACCTGTCCCGGCATATGGCGACGGCAACGTTCATCCCGGCAACCCGCTGAACTATGTGCTTGTCGGCGAGCTAGGGAAGGCACTCTTCCCGCTGCCATTCAAGTTCGAAGAAGACGCGGCCGAAGGTATCTGCACGCCTGCTCTTCAAAATGGATGGGCACCATGGACTGTCGGGAGCGCATATATCCCAAGGGCCAGACTCAAGGATGGCATCGTCTATCTCGACGGGCTGATTAAAAAGCCAGGCGTCACGAGCCCAGCGGAAACTGTATTGTTTACGCTCCCCCCTGGCTTCCGCCCAGCAGTGAACCGGTTCGTTTCCGTTGCTTCAGACAATAACGGAGGATCGGTGACGCTTCAGATCCTAGCCGCTGGCGGGGTGCGGCTCGGCGGCGCGTTTTCCGGAACAAGCTTCGTCTCTCTCGACGGGATTTCATTCCGCGTAGACTAACATTACCGAGCAGTAACATTCATAGGCCTGCATCCACCCGGATGCGGGCTTTTTGCGTTCATCACGCTCGTCCGCAAAAGGAAGACCGACATGACCAACCCAGTCGTAATCATGAACAAGACCGGCGGCGACCAGAAGCCGCTCGGAACCACCGGCAATCCGTTCGTCACGGCGGACCAGAACGGCACGTATCGCCGCGCCGCTGCTGTCGGGGCAACGGCTGGGGATGCAGTCCTCGTCAGCAGCGTGACCACGGCAGGCACGGTGACCTTCACGCTATCCGGGGGCGGTTCCATCACGGAATCGGTCCCCTTGGGCTCCACACGGCTTCCCTACAGTGTCACCGCTGCCGCGCTCGGTACTGCGGTCGGCGGCACATTCCAGAGCCTCTTCTACGTCTGATGGCTTCTACCGGCTCGCGGCCGGCATCTCTCAACATCGAGGAATACGAAAATGGTTCTCAGCGTCATGACTGAGCGGCAGTTGCTGCGCCTGTCCGGCACCCCGTCGAACGACCGGCTGCTGCTTGAGCAACTCATCCACACGGTGTTTGCGCCACGGTTCATTCGCAACGCCACGACTGCCGTGACGCTGGTCGAAGAACATCGTGGAGCCATCCTGCTCCTGACGAATGCGGCGGCGGTGACGGTCACTCTTCCCACAACGCTGGGCAACTCGTTCCTGACGTCAATTATCCCGCTCGGGGCCGGTGGAGCGACCATCTCGGGAACTCATGTCGGAGGCTCGACAGTGGCGCAGAACGGGATGGCGACCGCCGTCACGCTCGATGACGGCTCCTGGTTCGTAACGGGGGCTTCGTAATATGGTTCTCGCTCTAGGACCGCAGAGGTTCGCCCTCGGGCAGGGCGGTGGGGGTGGCGGGTCATCCCCGAATTTCGCCATCGCCACGCGGGGTGTGGGTCCGTCCGGCATCATCCGTCTAGGCGGCGCGACTGACAGTAACTTCACGCGCATCGAAAGCCGCCTCATTCACTATTCCGGCTCTACCGCCATCACGTCGCTAGCCGCCGATATCGGCGCTTACTACATGGCGCTTGCCGGCGGCGAGGCAGATATTCCAAACGCCTATACGATCATGATCGGGATCGAGTATAGCGGCTCGGTGACGATCCTCACATGGGGCGGCGCGAACTCAAAGCTCATACCCGTTTCCCCCAGAGGTATTTACAGTTCCGATATGACCACGCTTGGATTCACCATTCCGGCGAACACTGCGTTTTTTGTCCAAACCGGAATGGTTGTCGCATCTGGAGATTTCGTCTACGGCATCGACATCCGTGCGGCGGGTACGACGAACGATACACAGTTCCGCTCCACAGCGGTGGTAAGCCAGGTCGGCACCCCCGGTCCGTGGTCCACTCCTCCTGGTGGGTCTAACACCAACCTTGGCGCGATGCAGGGTCCGATCAGCCTTAGGGCTAACGGAAGCCGCAAATCAGTCGTAGCCGTCGGTGATAGCATTCTCGCGTTCACTGGCGACCAGTCGGGTGACGGCAATGGCAACGCCGGCTACCTCGCCAGGTCGTTCTACATCGGCAACGGCGCGAACAAGCTGCCATATACGAAGCTCGGCCGTCCGTCTGAGACCGCGAGTAACATGGTTGGCGGCAAGGGCGATCAGCGCATAAAGTCGTTCCCCGGTCACACGCTCGGTATCTGTGAATTCGGCATGAACGACCTCGGTCAGGCTTGTGCCACAGTCTCGCCGACGCCGCAGGACAAGACCGTAGCCATCGCGGCGTTGAAGGCAAACTACCTGACCATCTGGGCCGCACTGCGAGCCGCAACAGGCAAAGCCTATCAGACCCTCATCACCCCGCGCGTGCTAGGGCCAACGATCACAAGCCTGACCTCAGCGGGGACCGTTGCTTGCACAGCAACGGTCGCGAGCAACGCTGACCTTCCTGTTAACGGCTCCACGATCAATATCGTTGGCGCGGCCCCGTCCGCATACAGTGGCTCATTCGTTGTGACGAGCGTGAATACTGGCACCAACCAATTCACATACAATGCCGGCTCTATCCCCGGCAGCTCCCCTGCGACAGTGTCGGCGAACGCGGTTATTACATGGAATGATGGTTTCGTCTCCCAAACCTATCAGAGGCCCGTTGACGGCTTTGAACCAGGCGGTCTGCTGCGCGATGTGATCAACACATGGATCCCAACTCAGGTGGGGGGAGCCCTCGACGGCTACTTCGATCCAAATCCCTACATCGAAGACTCAACCGGCGGAACACCTACCGGCAAGTTCCGGACAGACGGTGGCGTGGCTCGCGTGGCTGACGGGCTGCATCCGAACGCAACCGGAGCCGGCGAGGTGGCGGCGGGGATTGCCCCGACAGTCTATGCCGCCGCTTAAACCATGATATAGTAGTTGCTGCAGGCGGGTTCGAATCCCGATCGCTGGCCGAGATCAAGGTTGAGATACAAAGGGTTCAAGTCCCTGCCAAGCTTCGGTTTGGCGCATACACTTCACACTGGTAGGTGAAGGGCCTGGCAGCCGGGAAAGACCGGCAATCAATAGCTTTTCAAGCCGTCCTCGGGGGCGGTTTTTCTTTTCATCATCGGAGAACTTCAATGCTCCTCGTGCGCAACAAGGGCCGGCGCTTGATGCGCTCGTATGCCATGTGGCCGGTATACATCGCCCAACTCTTGGCGATCGCGCCTTACATCGTTCCCTACCTCGACGACTGGATTCCGCGGTGGGCATCGATCGCGATCCTGATGCTGTCGCCGCTCGGCTACGTCATCCACCAGCCGAACCTCAAAGGAAAAGACGATGCCGATCAATAAGATTGTCGCCACGAAGCGTGGCAAGGGGGCAATCGCGTCCGCTATCCTTGCGGCAACGCTCGCCGGGGGCGGAGCATATTTTGGTTCGGAGAAGCACCCGGCTTCCGTCATCCTCGCAACCAATACCCTCATCAAGCCGTGGGAAGGTCTGGTTCTACAGTCGCACTGGGATCCGTTCGCGAAGATTTACGACATCTGCTACGGCAAGACCCGCATCAACGGAAAGCCCGTTCAGGCCGGAATGAGCTTCAGCAAGGAGCAATGTGACGCATTCCTCGAAGAGGAGGTCTACGAGGACTATTACCTGCCGCTGACGAAGCGCATCAAAGGTTTCACATCGTTCCCGGTTTCGGTGCAGGCATCCCAGATATCAGGCGCTTACAACTTCGGAGTCGGCGGAATGGTCAACTCCACGGCTGCGCGCCTCGCCAGTCAGGGGAAGTACCGTGAAGCGTGCGAAGCCCAGACGGCATGGAATAAGGCTGGCGGTAAGGTCGTGGGCGGACTCGTGAAGAGGCGCGAGATGGGAGATGCCCAGCGCATGGGAGAAGCTGAAACCTGCGTGAGCGGCCTCTGATGCCTATCATCCTTGCCATCGTCCGGTATCTCGGGTTCGCCGGTTGCTGCTGTGTCCTGTTGCTCTTCTATTACGAAGGTGTGCCGGGTGCTTCCCGAATCCCATTTCTGTCAAATGTCCCAATCCTCGGGGATATAATGACTGGGAAAGTTCACGCCTACGCCGCTCAACAAGTCGCTCTTGCAACGAAAGATATGGTCACCAAGTTCGAACGGGACGCTCTTTCGGCTCAGCTTTCCGCCACAGAGCGGTTGCTGTCTGACGCGAACAGGACAGCCGCCAATGCCAGAACGCGCGCTGACGAGACGCTACGGGCGAAAGAGGCGGCAGACGCTCGCGTGGGCCAACTGGAAGAAGAAGCCCGCGGCGACAGTAAGCTTTCCTACCCGAATGATGAGGACAAGGCATGGATAAGCGCGCATTGATCCTCTTGCCGATCGCGCTCCTGCTGATGAGCGCCAAAGGCTGCCAGACGCTTGAGCAGCGGGCGGAGAAGGCCGCAGAGACCAAAGGGCAGGCGATGGCCACCCGTCCTCGCCTCGTGCTTCCTGAAGCCTGCACGGCCCATATGGAATGGGTGAAGCTTCGGGATGAGCCATGGGTCATCTTCCGCCAGCGCTGGGAAGTTGCGGCTGAAAATCGCGACCGGAAGGCTGATGACTGCCAGGCATACGAAGACGACTACAATTCGCGCCTCGGCGCCAAATGAAGCGACCCGGAATCCTGTTACGAGCAGGACACCGGGTCTGACCAACGCAATCCATCGGAAATCGCGAAGGCTGGAACGCATCGTACCCGCCCATGGTTTCTCAATATCTAACAGGCATGACAGGGCAGTAGGGACTTGGCACCATCGGATGACGTTTCAATGAACCGGGAAATCGCCGTTCTTGCCACCAAGGTCGATATGATCCTTGAGGGAATGAGAAAGTCGGAAGAGAAATCCGATCTCAGCCGGAACACGATGCATCGCCGAATGGACGAGATTGTCGACCGGGTGGGGAAGCTTGAAACCGGCGTCGTGTCCGTTCGGGAAGACGTCGCGGAGATGAAACCGACCGTCGATGACGTGCGGCGGTGGCGATTAATGGGAATCGGTGCTCTCGGGGTAATCGGCATTGGCGGCATGGCGATGGGCGTGACCTTCGCCGATGCGCTCCGCCGGCTCGGTCTGGTCATTTTCGGGCGCTAGCTGAAGACCGACTTCCCTGCCTCTCGCAGCATTACCACAGCGCTGTCGTAAGCGATCACTTATCCCTTGATGACCCACGAGAGTTGAGCGAGCCCCTCCAGCTTCGCAAGCTCTTTTATGATGTGGTCTATCTCTGCCTGATACGCGCGGCGCATTCTATCAAGTTCCCGAGGCGTCTGCGGGATTTGCGCTGCTATGGCAGTCGCTGTAGAAGTAGGAGATGGGGTATATTTCGCTTTGATCCGTTCAATTTCTGCAAGCCAGAGCTCGCGTAGCTTCTCGACTTCTTTCGGATATGTCTTCCTGGTCTCTACGTTTCCATCCAATGCGATCATCCCATAATCCCTTTCCACAACTCAGCCACCAACACCACAATAAGACCAGCAAGGAAGATGAGGGTGTAGATTGTCCACCGTAGGCGCGTGAACATCAGGCTCCCCAATAGCTGAAGTCACGCGGGTCGTACGTCGTCCCGGCGTATCTCCATCGGAAGCCAAGTTCAACGGCAGCTCGGAACGAGATGATTATTACCGCTTCGAAAGCACATAGCTCTTTCATTATGCCTTTTCCTCATTCTCCTTGAGAGCGGCGTCTATACCTACAGCGAAAAGTTCTTTCAGGTCTGCAAAGCAAACGTTGATGCTGACCTCTCCGGCGTCAACCCAAACATCGTTCATTTTGTCCAGCATTTCATCGTTAGGCTCGCGCATGGCTTCGATAGCCGAGCGCGCTCCATGCAGGTACAGGCTCTTGGTCGATTCCGGTTGGGCATCGAATTCGCCGACCTTGGCAGCATTCCATAACGCTCTCGCAACTCGTGTCACCATATCAGTCATTGCTGTGCTCCTTGAGAGCGGCGCCGCCCAAGAGGTCTAACAGGGAGGCGACCGAGACAGCGCTCAATTTCATTCTTTCAGCATCGTTGATTAACTGTCGAAGCTTTTCTCCCAACTGTTTTCCGGTCGGGATGACTTCTATAGCGGCACGTGCCCGCATGCGCCAGTGATCCTTCTCGCTCTCGTCGAGAGCTTCCCAGCCGGGACGGATCATGCGGAAGCTGGCCTGCTGTATTGCTTCCGCTACCTTCTCCACCATATCAGTCATCTGCTTCTCCATTCACCTTCCTCCTTTACGGGTCTAAGGCATCTCGGATCGAGTTGAGCGATTTTTGCCCAAATTCAGTAACACGGTATTGCCTGCGGCGTGGGCGCCCCATCTCTGATGGGTCTGCATCTTCCCACTCGCTCGCAAGCCAGCCGGCTTTCTCAAGTCGCATGAGGATCGGATACAGACTACCAGACGCAAGACCTGTCGCCTTTGATATCTCCGCGCCCGAAATGCCTTCGCCTCTGCAGCTCTTGACTGCTTTAATGACGGCTAGCGTCTGAGTAGTCAGTGTTATGGTCCTCATGATAGTAAAGTCTACATAGGTTCACGCCCTCGATCAAGCGGGTATTCACCTCCTTGGTCCAGAGATAATTTCCTCCAGAGATACCGCGCCTTCGAGGATGATGTCGGCCCACAGTTGAGCAAGTTCCTTCCGGCGCTCCAGATAGAGGGCCCGGTTATAGGCTCCCTCCACCTTATCCTTTGGAACGTGGGCCAGCATGCGATCGATGACGTGACGGTCTGCCGGGTATCTCTCGTTCATGACGGACGAGAAGGTTGACCGCCATCCGTGCGGGACATGCTTCCCATTATATCCGGAGCGGTTGAGCAGATATCCGATCGCGTTCTCCGACATCGGCTTATGTGAATGCCGGGTGTTCGGAAAGGCGAGGGGGCCCTTTCCCGTCAATGCGAATAATGCATGCACGGCGTCCAATGCCTGCGTTGCCATCGGGACAAGATGGTCCCGCGCTTCGTCATCCTTATGCTGAAGGCGAAGCTTCATCCTCTCGGCCGGGATTTTCCACAGCGC